CTAGCATCGACGCGATTCGCGCGGTTCGTCAGATTACTCTGATGTTCAGCAAGATTCTCGTCGACTGTTCCCCCGAAAGGGTGGACAGTGCTATTGCAAAGTACATCGAGTGTGAGCAGATAGTGAGAGAATCCGATGCGTCCATCGAACCCGATAGGTTCGATGACTTCCTTCGCATCGGTCGGTTGCTATGGTCAGGTCTCTTTTCTGAAGTAGATGAAAGTATCTACTATCAGAACCTGATTCCGCAACATGGTCCTGGCTCCACTGCTGATCGACTTCTGGGTAACCAGAAGTGGAATCAGATCGAGTGGCCAACCAGGTTGGAGACGAGCTTCCCATCTTGGGTTTACTTGTCTACCAATGAGGTTAATTTTCTCGACCTCAACCCTCTCAACTATCTCGAGCCCCGGAACGAACGGCCTGTAAGGGTCGTTACTGTTCCTAAAACGCTGAAGACACCCCGAATTATCGCGATCGAGCCAACTGCGATGCAGTATGCACAGCAGGCGGTTCGACGTGCTATCGAGGAAGCCATTCGGAAGGATGACATCTCCCGTTGGCTCATCAGATATTCTGACCAGACTCCTAATCAGAGGATGGCAGAACGAGGGTCCCGTGATGGGAAACTCGCTACGCTCGATTTGAGCGAGGCATCTGATCGTGTCTCCAATCAGCATGTACGTGGTCTCCTTAGGAATTTTCCGCATCTATCGGATGCTGTGGATTCCAGCAGATCACGGAAGGCTGATGTACCTGGCTATTACGGTAAGTCTTCCCAGACAATCCGTTTAGCCAAGTTCGCGTCTATGGGCTCAGCACTCTGCTTTCCCTTTGAAGCAATCGTATTTGCTACGGTTATCTTCTTAGGGATCGAAAGAGTGCTCAACCGCCCAATTACCAAGAAGGATATTAAATCCTTCGAGGGTCAGGTACGCGTCTACGGGGACGATATAATCGTCCCTGTAGATTACGTGTCTTCCGTCGTCAGAGAACTCGAAGCTTTTGGGTTTCGAGTAAATTCTGGCAAGAGCTTCTGGACTGGCAAATTCCGGGAGTCTTGCGGAAAGGAGTACTACGATGGTGAGGATGTTTCCATCACTCGGATTCGTAGAATGCTCCCAACACGACGGACGGACGTTCTGGAGTTGATATCTACAGCATCCCTTCGCAACCAGCTATACCAGGCTGGATTGTGGAGATCTGCTGCGTATCTTGACAACTTGCTTGAGGAATTAATTCCTTGGCCTGTTGTGAAGGATACTTCTCCAGGGCTAGGGCGCTACACCTACTTGGATATCTCGAAAGAGACCCATACTA